AAGGTCAAGTTGATGTTGTAAAAAAGTTTAAAGAGTTTTACATTTATAATCAACAAGGACATCAAGTAAATAATACTTCTACTGGTGTTAAATTAACATATGATTCAATCGCATATTGTCCATCTGGACTTATTGATATGCATAAAGGTACTGTATTATCGTATCTTAATAAAGCAATCAAACCAGTAAATCAATTAAGAATGATTGAGGACTCTGTGGTAATTTATAGAATATCAAGAGCTCCAGAAAGAAGAATATTTTATATTGATGTAGGTAATTTACCTAAAATAAAAGCAGAACAATATCTAAAAGATGTTATGAATCGTTATCGCAACAAACTAGTATATGATGCATCTACTGGTGAAATTCGTGACGATAGAAATCATATGTCTATGTTAGAAGATTTTTGGTTGCCAAGAAGAGAAGGTGGTAGAGGTACAGAGATTACTACACTGCCTGGTGGTGCAAATCTTGGTGAGATAGATGATATTACATACTTTCAAAGAAAGTTATATCGTTCATTAAATGTTCCTATCTCAAGATTAGAAGCAGAACAAAACTTTTCGTTAGGTAGGTCAACTGAGATTACAAGAGACGAATTAAAATTTACTAAATTTGTAGGTAAGTTAAGAAAGAAATTCTCTGTAATCTTTAATGATTTACTTAGAACACAATTAATTCTTACTGGTGTTATTGCAGAAGAGGAATGGAAACAGATGTCAGAACATATACAGTTTGATTTCTTACAAGATAATAACTTTACTGAATTAAAAAATGCAGAATTACTCAAAGAAAGATTAGAAATGTTATCACAAGTAGAAAACTATGTTGGTACATACTTCTCTAAAGAGTGGGTAAAAAAGAATGTATTACACTTAACAGATGACGAAATAGGTGAAATGCAAAAACAAATAGAGGGTGAGGGTGACGATAACGAAGAAAATGGCGATAACAACTTTGAACAAAAAGGAGATGGTAATGAGCCAGGAAAAAATAAAATCAATGGTTGATAATATAGTTAACGGAAATAATTTAGAATCAGAATCTGATTTCAAAAATATTATGTCTGATAAGGTTGGAGAAACTTTAGAAAAAGAAAGACAAACTATTTCAAAAGATATGGTAACATCACACATACCAGAGGTAGGGGAAGATGAAGTTTGATAGCTTTTATTCTAAAATAGTAGAAAAAGACGAACATAAAAGAAGTAAGGAATACAGAAAACTGACTCCTAAAATGAAGAAGGCAGTTGATGAAATATTCAATAAAATGGATTCTAACTCTTCAGATTTTATAAATAGTTTTGAGAACAATATTAATTTAGTTTCTAAGAAACACAAAGTAACTAACAAAGAATTAATGAGTTATTTTGAAAGAGAAATGTTAACAATAGGAAAGTAATATGGCTTTTACAGTAAGAAATCTAAAAGATACAGATTTTGAAACAGTAGTTCTTGTTCTTATTACTGGAACAAACGGAACTGCAACTGAAGTTGTAGATGCATCTGGACTTGCTGGAGCCTCAACAAATCCTAGACTTGCGATTGTTTCTTGCACTTGGAGTGTAAGTTCAACAACTGAAATAGAATTTCACGCAACATCTAATACAACTGCACTTACATTAAATAGTAATGGTAATTTTAACATTGGTAGTCAACAATTACCACCAATTACTAATAATGCTGGAAGTGGTATATCTGGTGATATACATATGGAAAACGATGCCGCTTGTGTCGGTTTTGTTATTTTAAAGTTAAGAAAAGTTTCTGGTTATAATAACCTATCATAAGGAAAGATGAATGAAATTAATATCTGAAGCACTTGAAAATGTAAAATTTCTTACTGAAGAAGACGATAAAGGTAGCAAAAATTACAAAATTCAAGGTGTATTTATGCAAGGTAACATAAAGAACCGTAATGGTAGAGTATATCCAACAGATGTTTTGGAAAATGAAGTAAAAAGATACTCTGAAAAATTCATTGAAAAAAATCGTGCATATGGTGAACTTGGACACCCAGAAGGCCCAACGGTAAATCTGGATAGAGTTTCACATATGGTAACTTCTTTACAAAGAGATGGAGATGATTTTATAGGTGAAGCAAAAATTATGAACACACCAATGGGTAAGATTGTAAAAAATATCATAGATGAAGGTGGCACACTTGGTGTTTCTTCTAGAGGTATGGGTAGTCTTGAACAAAAAAACGGTGCAAATTATGTGAAAAAAGATTTTATGTTGGCAGCTGCTGCTGATATAGTTGCAGACCCCTCTGCACCTAAAGCTTTCGTAAACGGAATTATGGAAGGTAAGGAATGGGTTTGGAATAATGGACTTCTAAAAGAAGTTGAAATAAGTGACATAGTTGAAACTATAGAGAGTTCTGTGCGTAAAAAACTTCCAAATGTGGAAGCTCTTGCGTTTGCAAAATTTCTTAAAAAGTTATAAAACTATAAATAATAATGATAATTAAAACAAGGAGAACCTTCAATGTCAGAACTAGATAAGACTATTGAGGAGTTGGAAAAAGAAGTCGTAGCGGAACTAGATGAAGCCAACGGCAAAAAACCTAATTCTACTGGTGGTAAGGCAGACCCTATGCCAAAAATGAAAGATGGTGAAAAACCAGAAGATGTAGGTGGCCCAACGCCCGAAAAAGATGCGAATATGGTTGGAAAACCAGACGCCGCAAAAAAAGTTAAAAAGGACACTTCTGCACCCACTAAAGGTGCTGTTCCTCCAGAAAAGGCAGATACTATTAAAGAAGCCGAACACGATGATGAGGACGAAGAAGAACCTAAAGATATGAAAACAGATGATGAAGAAGATGACGATGATGACGATATGGAAGAAGCTGTATCAAAATTATCTAAACTTTCTAAAACTGAACTCGTTAATCAATACACCAAAGGTATGACTAAAACTCAACTTGCCTCTGAAATTTATGGTAAAAATCATAAGAAGAAGACAAATGAGAGTGTTGATGTTAAAAAAGATGTTGATGCATTACTAGAAGGTGAAGATTTTTCTGATGAGTTTAAAGCTAAAGCTGAAACAATATTTGAAGCTGCAGTATCATCTAAAATCTCTGAAGTAAAGGGAGCTTTACAAGAAGAGAAAGTACAAGCTATTGAAGAAGCAAAAGAAGATATGGTTGAGAAAATTGACTCATATCTAACTTATGTTACTGAAGAGTGGAAGAAAGAAAATCAACTTGCTATTGAAAGAGGTCTAAAGGGAGAAATCGCTGAAGACTTTATTACTGGTCTTAAATCTTTATTTGAAGACCACTATATTGATGTTCCAAACGAAAAATATGACATTCTTGAAGCACAGACTAAAGAAATTGAGGAACTAAAAGCAAAAGTGAACGATTTGATGGAACAAGATAAATCAGCTAAGAATAAAGTTGGTGAACTTGTTCGTGAATCATTAATTTCTGAAGTATCAAAAGATTTAGCAGAAACAGAAAAAGAAAAATTTCATTCTTTAACTGCTGATGTTGAATTTTCTGATGAAGAATCTTTTAAAGAAAAACTATCTACTTTGAAAGAATCATACTTCCCTTCAGAGAAAAAAGTTGAAGAAGTATTATCTGAAGACGCTGAAAGTCCTAAGACTATTGAAGCAAACTCAGATATAATGGCGGCATATACGGCTGCAATTAACAAAACCCATAAAAGGGCAGTAAATAAATCGTAATGATAAATATAGTAAATATATAAGGAGAAACTAAGATGTTTCAAACAACACATTTACAAGAGAAGTGGCAGCCCGTTCTAGACCATCCAGATTTACCAAAAATCAATGATAGTTATAGAAGAGCCGTCACTACTGTTATTTTAGAAAATCAAGAAAAGGCACTTAGAGAAGATGCTTCTTTCTTGTCAGAATCAGTTCCTACTAACGCAACTGCAGCTGGTGCTAATCCAATGGCAAATTGGGATCCGATCCTAATTTCATTAGTAAGAAGAGCTATGCCAAACTTAATTGCATATGACATTTGTGGTGTGCAACCAATGACTGGCCCAACTGGTTTAATCTTTGCTATGCGTTCAAGATTTGATGACCAGTCTGGTGCAGAAGCACTAGTTGATGAAGCAGATGGCGAACATTCTGCTGATAACTCATCATCTTCACTGACAGCTGCACAACAAGGTACTAACCCAAGTGTACTTAATGACTCTCCAGAAGGCGCTTATACTTTCGCACAAGGTATGACTGCTGCACAGGCAGAAGCATTAGGTGATAGTTCTCAAAACCACTTTGCACAAATGGCTTTCTCTATTGAGAAATCAACTGTTACTGCAAAGTCTAGAGCACTTAAAGCTGAGTACACAATGGAACTTGCACAAGACTTAAAAGCAATTCACGGTCTTGATGCAGAAACAGAACTTGCAAACATCCTTTCTGCTGAAATTCTTGCAGAAATCAATAGGGAAGTAGTAAGAAGAATTTACAGAACTGCCGTAGAAGGTGCTGCTGTAAATACAACTACTGCTGGTACTTTTGACTTAGATACAGACTCTAACGGTAGATGGTCTGTTGAAAAATTCAAAGGTCTAATGTTCCAAATTGAAAGAGATGCAAATGCAATCGGTCAAAAAACTCGTAGAGGAAAAGGTAACATCTTACTAGTAAGTGCTGATGTTGCTTCTGCTTTACAAATGGCTGGAATTCTAGATTACCAATCTGCATTAAACAACAACCTACAAGTTGATGACACTCAAAACACTTTTGCTGGTGTATTGAATGGTCGTTACAGAGTATATGTTGACCCATACGCTGCAAATGTAGCTGCAAGTCAATACTATGTTGTTGGATATAAAGGTACTTCACCTTATGATGCTGGTACTTTCTATTGCCCATATGTTCCACTACAAATGGTGAGAGCAGTTGGTGAGCAAACTTTCCAACCAAAAATCGGTTTTAAAACTAGATACGGTATGATTGATAACCCATTCGCAGTTGACGCTGGTGCGTTAGCTGATAACAACGATGCTGGTTCTTCAAATACTGCATTTACTAAAGAAACTAACCAATATTACAGAAGAGTTAAAGTTTCTAACTTAATGTAATAACTACAATCTACCACACCACAAAAAAGGGGAGTTCGCTCCCCTTTTTTTTTGATTATAAATAATAGTATGACAGATTTAAACGCACTCACACGACAACCAGAAGAGATAGACTATTCTGCACCGAGTCAGTATAGGTTCTCTATTATACAATTACCTAAAGTACAATTCTTTACTACTGCGTGTAATATACCAGGCGTTAATATGGGTGATGCAATATTTCCTACACCTTTCAAAGATATTCCAGTTTTACCAGATAAGGTAACATTTGAAAATCTTGAAATAACTTTTTTAGTAGATGAAAAATTACAGAATTATCAAGAACTTTTTAACTGGATTATGGCGATTGGATTTCCAGAAGATAGAGCTCAGTTCAAAAGTTTTAGACAAGAAAATGTAGACCAGTTTCCTACATCTCAATCAAAAATAAATGCACCTTCAGATACACCTAAACCTAGAACACCAGACGGTGCAATGTACTCAGATGCAACATTAACAATACTATCTAATAAGAATAACCCAGTATTGAATGTTAACTTTTCAAATGTATATCCAGTAACACTTTCTGCATTACAATATACAAATGACCAAGCAGATACTCAATATATGAGTGCGACTGCAACCTTTCAATATCAATTATTTAAATTTGAATCGTTATAAGACTTGACAACTTTTTAATTATGGTATATAATATAGTATGGATTTAACAAAAATACAAGAAATGTTTGACAAAGACTCAAAGATTGATGAAACTAATATCAATCTAGAAGAGACTAGAAGTCCAGCATTATTAAATAAATATTTAAAACTTTACACTAATTTTAGACTTATGTTAAGTAAGGCTGAAACTGATATGAAAATATTAAAAAAACAAAAATGGGAATACTATTCTGGTAAAGCAGAGACACCATTTGAGTTAAAAATTCTTAGACAAGATATTCCGACATATTTAGAATCAGATGAAGATATGATTAGACTACAATCTAAATTAGATTATCTTAAAGTAGTTTCTGGTTATTTAGAACATATAGTAAAAAATTTGCATAGTAGAGGATTTCAATTAAGAAACATAACAACTTGGATTAAATATACGGAGGGTGCATTATGAGTATATGTGAAAATAACTACTATTATTTCATAGGTGCATTAAATGACCAACAATGTAATGCAATTATAGAAAGAGGGTTATCTGATATGACTCTCACAGAACAAAAAAATGGAAAGCAAGCAACTGATGCTACTACTTTTGATTTTAGACAAAAGGGTGGTGAAACATCTAACGCTGGTAATATCGCACAAAATCATTTGACTGCACAAGGTAGAAGACAAAAAGGTATTAAAGAAGAAGATGTTTATGTTAGAGATACTAAAGTTGGGTGGTTAGCAGATAAATGGATATATGATTTAATACACCCATTTATACGAGAAGCAAATCAAAAAGCAAACTGGAATTTTGAGTGGGATTTTTCTGAAACTTGTCAGTTTACAGTTTACAATCCAGGCCAGTTTTATTCTTGGCATACTGATGGTGGTTCAAGACCATACATACCATTTGACCCAACAGTAGAAGAACAAAGAAGAAAAGATAATGATGGGAATTATATAGTTGCAAAAGATGATACTGGTAAAGAAATAAAGTTTGATAAAACATATAGGGGTGGTAAATTTGAAGGATTGCCAAGATATATTCCAGCGCCTGGTTTTGTAGATAATCCAAATCAATTCTGGAAGACTAGAAAATTATCCGTAACAGTAAATTTAACCAATCCAAAAAATTACAAAGGTGGTAATCTTAAATTTGATTTAGGGCCTCATATGGGTAGTAAAAGATATCACACTTGTACGGAAATAAGACCAAGAGGTTCTATCATAGTATTTCCATCATTCATACACCACTTGGTTACTCCAGTTACTGAGGGAACTAGATACTCTTTAGTAGTATGGAATTTAGGAAAGATGTTCAAATGATTGATACTGTAAAATTTTTTAAAGAAAAAAAGTATGTTCTTATAAAAGAAATGATACCTAAAGATATTGCAAAAGTAGGGGCACAATATTCACATTACGATAAAGCAAGACTATTTCAACCAGAAGCAGAAAGTGCTCAGATTCCAGGCAGTCATAGTGTTTATGGTGACCCACTTATGGAAACACTTTTGAATTTTGGTAGAAAGAAAATAGAACAATCTACTGGTTTAGAATTGTGGCCTACTTATTCTTATTATAGATTGTACAAAGTAGGTGATATATTAAAAAGACATAAAGATAGGCCATCTTGTGAAGTATCTATTACT